CTCCGATGCCGACCTTGCCAAACTGATCCACGACAAACTTGGTGGCGTCCGGGGTCGTAGAGTCTTCGACCTCGATTGCGTTGCCAGCTCCACGCTGAGTGACACGAAGGGCGGCGGTCGTCGAGGAGGCCGTATCGATTACCATTTGATTGGTAAAAGTATTAAACTGATTAAGGACGGGCAGATTGTAATTAACCCCTCCCATTTTGTACGTCAGTTTTGGGGCGGCGGCGTTTGAAATCCAGATGTCGCCGTTAGCCGCTGACGCCGGCGCGGAGTCACACTGACCTCCAAGATTTACGCTTGGCGTTGAAACACTAATTGTGGCTCCAGTGATTTTCCCGGTGAATGTGGCTCCGGCCAAAAGAGCATAAAGTCCAAGCGCGGTCGTGACATAGCTCTCGGAAGCAACGGTGCGGATTGCGGTGCCGTCGGTCCAGCGGAACTTCTGCGTCTGGTACCAGAATTGGCCGACAGGGAAGGTTGGGTCGGTCATCACGCCGTTCGGATACTGAATGACTCCGTTGGCGTTGGGGTAAAGATAACCCTGCGACTGAACCCAAGACTCGGTGGCATATCCGGTCAGGGCAGACGCCGTGATGTACCCTTGAGAAGTGACAAAGGACTCTGTGGCGTACCCGGACAGATCGCCGGAAGTAATAAAGCCGCTAGGATTGCTGATGCTGTAGTAAAGGCCGTCGGCAGTCCCCTGCGTGATGAAGCCGGAAGGGTTGCTGGCGTCGTACTTTGCGTCCAGCGCACTCTGTAGGTCAGTCTGGTCAGAGAGCGTACCAGTGATACTTCCCCAGGCGGTCGGAGAGGTTCCAGTGTATGCAGTTGTCTGCATAGTGGCGTCGGGGAAAGTGATTCCAGTCGCATCGATCCCGAGAGTGCTGGTTGCGTTCGTTGCGGTCAGGAGAATCGGAGAGATAGAAATCTCCTCGGTTCCGTTGTAGACATAGACAGCCTCAAATGTCGGCGTCGCGCTGATGCTGACCGTCTGGGTGACGGAATCATAGGCCAAAGGCGACGTGGCGTTTAGTCCTTGGAAGGCAGTCGACTGAACCGTGGCGTCGGGGAACGTAATTCCAGTTGGCTTTACATATACCGAGTTCGGGCCGTCGTAAGTATGAAGGCCATCAAAGTTTACCATCGTTCCCTGCGTATGATCCGCAGACAACTGAACGCCGAAGAAATCGCCAGCCATCTCGGTGTCGTAGGTCGTTCCCGCGCTCGTAATAGAGCCGGTCATTGCACCGCCAGCCAGAGGCAGGTAAGAGCCGAGCTGCCCCGTAACCCAAGATTCGGTTGCGTAGCCAGCAAGGTCAGCAGCAACTAGGAAGCCAGATGGGTTACCAGTAAGCGGGTAAAACCCAGACGTCACCCAAGACTCCGTGGCGTAGCCGTCGAGGATGCTCAATCCCGGGTACTTGACCGTCTGCTTGCCGTCGGCAAAGGTGATGCCGTTCCATTCGATGGTTAGGGCGGAACCGCCAATTCCGCTATTAAGAAATTGAAGGTACGTCGGCAACAGGACAGCGGTGTTATAACCACCATCCCAAGTGCGGTATCCCGATCCGTTAATCGACTGAATGTCGCCCGTCAGATAACCGCCGGCCAGAGGGAGGTAGGTCGAAGAAGCAGCCGAGGTCGAGAGTTTGGAGTCGAGCGCGGACTGGAGGTCAGTCTGGTTCGACAGGGTGCCAGTGATGTTACCCCAAGTAACTACGGAATCAGCCCAGACGGTCGCATAGTTTGCGTTCGACGACTTCTTGAGGAACTGACCCGTGGTTCCGCCAGTAGCAACGCCAGGCCCGGGGATGCCTTGGATCCCTTGAATTCCTTGAATTCCTTGCGGGCCGGCTGGGCCAGTCGGGCCGGCTGGGCCAGCAAACTGGACTTCAAAGGCGGCTTGGTCGTTGATGCTAATCGTGAAGGACATCAGTTAGAAACTTTGTTAGGGGTGACGTTAGGAAGAATCTCCAATCGGACGGTAGCCGAATAGAAGATTTCCGTCGTGTTCTCGTAAAACTTGATATCCCAATAAGCCGTACCGGGGTGCCATTCTTGGGTCAGGTTGGACGAGACCGTGAAAGTGGTAGGACTGGTAATGGCCACATCCAGATAGTGGAGCTGGTTACGTGCATCGAGTAGCGCGGTGACAATGGTCACCCCAGTCAGGTCAGCAGGCCAGCCTGGTTCCGTGGTATAGGTTCCGGCCCCATTAAAGGTGACCCCCCGCTTAAACTGATGATGGGTGCAGGACATAGGTTCGCCGTTTGGGTTTAGCCGTATGTCAATACGCCCTAAAACCGCTTAACCGGGGTGGAAGAAGTTAGCAGGACTGATGGGATTGGGTGTCACTGTACCCCATGAGGTCGTCATCGTAATCAATAGGATTGGCCGATATACCCCAGACCCTGAAGGATATTCCTCAAAATGGTTTTCGTAGGAAGAGGACACATAGGTTTCACCGATGCTTACCGTTTTAGTGTACTGGGAGGGGGTAGGGAAGGTTACTAGTGATCCGTCTACATAAACGGCAGCATTGCCTGGAGCATACCCCGCGCCGGTGGTATTGAAGTCGTCCGAGTTATAAGTATGCGACTGGGTCTTGGTCTCGTCGGTAGAGGTCGTGACCGTATTGACGATGGGGGGGTCTACGCTGTAATCGTAGGTCGACGTCTCTGTCGTTGATGTCAGCACCTTGGACGAGCTAGACGTCACGCCGATGTACGGTCGGTTGATGTCGTACTCATCCTCTTGCACGATAGTCTGTCCGTCGTAGGTAGCCTCCGTATAGCCTGCCTTGAGGGTGTCGGTATCAGAAGTAATGAAACTCTCGTAGGTCGTATTGTAAGGCCAGTTGAACTCCGCCGTGTGGTATTGAAAGTACCGCGCCGACAACTCCTTGGCCGAGTACTGCGGGTTCTGGATGTAGTTAACCGCGCTTTCCCATTGAACTATGATTGTCCAATAATCAAAGGTTCCAGAACCGAGCGACTGGTAAGCCTCAAAGGTCATTGAGACATTATACGGATCGGTGGCATCGTAAGCCGTGATGCGGGCCAACATATAGTTGGGGGAATTCTGAAGCCCTGCCCAAAGGTATACAATCCATCCGACCTTAAAATCATTACCTACAGACCCAAGGTTAATCGTTGCTACAAGCGACGATGAAACTGTCAGCGAACCGTTATAAGAAGTGACAGGATAAATGTCTCCAAAAGTAACTACCCCCTGTGAACTTTTAAGGGTCGTGTCGTAACCAGCAGGCTTAAACCAATAATGGTAACCCCTACGCAGAGCCGCTGGGAACGAACCGCTGTCGATCATACACGGTAGAAGTAGTAATAGGCCGAGTCAGGCTGCGAGTACTTGTGTCGTTCCGACCAGAGAGAGTTGTTAATGAAGAACGTCCATTCCACGAACTCCTTGGTCGGGTCTTCGGCGTTGGTCTTCTTCTTGGCCAAGGCCAGCAGGATATACCCAGTCGTATCGTCGTCGTCCATCGTGTACGGGTAACCGTAGATGGCCGGGTACAGGTTTGAGGTAAAGTCGGAGGATGGCCAGATGCGACCTCCGCTGCCAGCGGCAGGCGACGCCTGGAGGTAGATGTAGCACGACTTGTAACCTTGAGTGTCCTCGGCAGACCAGTCGTAAGGAGTCTTGGGAGCTGGGCTGGCAGTCATCAGCTTGGTGGCATCTCCGAAACCTCCCACGCAAGGGATAAGGGAATTGAGTGTGCCGGGTATGACGCTAAACTTTCCATCGCCAGCATCATAGGGATTGAACTGGCCACCAGGCGTTGCCAAATAGACCTGCTGGGGCAGCGAGTATGTAACGCCACCCGTTCCGCTATTAAAATGAATGTCATTTGAAAACTGCGTTTTTGCATTGTCGATTCCTGAAGATAACTTATTAAGCGCGGAAGCAGAAATAGGTTCCCCCGCTGCGAAGGAACCACTAATTGAAGAACCGTTGAATCCAGAGATTGACCTCATGCGACGATAGGGGGATAGACTTCAGGATCCCAACCAGCAATACCTGACAACATAAAGTCCATCGTGATTTTCCAAGTGTTGCCAAACTGCTCAACGGAGCAATTGGTGATTAAGAAGTCACGGGAGATTCTTGCTTCAAATGCATCCGTATATTGAAAGTTTCCTGTATAGCCACCCTTCTTACCAAGTTTCCTGTAAGGCTCCGGCATACCCATATCAGTACCGTCCGTAGTCCATCCAACATACGAAGCAAGGTCAAGGGCAGCGGTCTGGTTTGCCTGGTACCAAAGACCGCGCAAGGTGATTGACGGCTTATAGTAACTTTTGATACCTGCTTTGATGTTAATGTGATCGGGGTATTCAGAAATATTTTGATTGGGCAAGAAGCCTACGAACTGCTGGCCTTGAACAGCACCACCTTGGGCAACCTTTGGAGTCCAATAAGCTCGGTTAGGATTGGCCGTAGGAGAAGCATCCCATCCCGTTGGTGGAGGGAAACCTGCTAGAACTTTTGTACCTTGAAAACTGATGCAGTTATGAACAAGGAAATTAGGGTGATGTTCGATGGGTTCAGATGCCGAAGCCGCCGTCATGGCCATCTGCATATTCGTGAACTGTCCGCTATTGATATCTTTATCAATACCGCAGAAGTCAGCCGTTACAATCAGGACATTGTTCTTGTCCGTGATCATGCTGGCTTTCCAAATTCCCAAATTTGCGTAAACCGCTTCTACACCAATAATCAAAGTTTCAAGCTTAACTCCTTTTGCAAACTTGGTAGGGAAGTCTCCGCGCATTGAGATATCCCACTTGAACTTCACTTGTGCCTGGAGGAGACCAAAGCCATCGGCCTCGACTTGCCACCCGGATTGAGGAACTGGATCGAGAAGGTTGTTCCCGAATGAGTCTAATGTGGTAGATGCGGAAGGCATTATCGTGCGGAGATATCGGGGGTGGTTGTTCCAGTTTCCATTTGAAGGATTGCTTCCAAGGTGTTGGAGCTGTCTTCGGTCGCATTAGCGATACGTTCAAGGGGGGAGAAGCCTACGGCTCCGAAGATGTCGCCGCCGCCCATCTGCTGCATTTGGGATGCCGCGCCGGCCTCCGTGAAGCCGAATGGTGAAAGTTTCTTGCCAGGCTGTTCAAGTAGTTTTGAAAACTCTTCCATAAACACTTTTCTATCATTTTCATTTTTAATATTCTTGGCTACATCTTTTGCGAAAACCGTTCTTTGTTCATCTGTGAATCCGGGTCCAATTTCTTTCAAGAGGAATTGTGCAGCCTCAGTCGGATTTGGTTTAAAATTTTTGCCACTATCTGCTTCAGCTCGCATGAAGTTCATATATCTCGAAGTTTCCTCTTGGATTTTTCCAATCCTTCTATCTTCAGCAAATTTAATCACACCACCAAGCAATTCTAATGCTCCATTTTTTAAGTTAAGAATCCAGCGATCAAAGGCATCTCCAAAACGGGCCATAGCGTCGACGGCTTCCGTAGAGTTCTTGTAGATGGCCTCGTTGTAAAGTTTAAGGTTCGTTGAACCCATACGGATAAGCGGAAGCATCTCCTTGTAAGACGATCCAAGCAGCGCGTGTGCGTAGTAATCAAGCGTGGCTTCATCAGTGCCGGCTTTGTGGGCTTCAGAGAGCAACTTGATGGCCTTGAAGTAATCGAAGCTGCCGTCGCGCAGTTCGTCCAAACCAACGCCTAATTTTGGCAAAAGTCGAACAAGGTCTCCGCCCTTTATGAACGCATCAGCAGACTTCTTTTTAAATTCGACCATCGAATCAGCCATCGTCATTGCGCTGATGCCGGCGGATTGAGCAATGGAGTTGATACCTTCGATTTCAGAATAAGAAAGGCCAGTCTTTAGACGAATGGTTCGCAGTTCCTTTGCGTACTCGGCAAGTTCACGAACCTTGGCAATAATCTGATCGAACACCATACCTACGGCTGCACCCACAGGGCCAAACAGCCCGCCAATCGCTGAACCTACATTGCCACCAAGAATGTCTGAAATAAAGTTAGCTCCTTTGCTAATGCCTTTACCAGCAGACATACCTTTTTCAACAGTCTTGCCGGCGTCAGCAAGTCCTTTCTCCAGTTCCTTCTGGTCTAGTCCAATTGTTACAGATAAATCGGCCATCGTTGTCAGTTATGGTTTTGGGACTTCTTATAAGCCTCAATGCGTTCGTTGAACTTTTCCAAGTCTTTTTCTTCGTCTGTGGATAAGACATCAATCTTCGCGCCTTGGTAGATGGCGTTTGCTACTGACATCCAGACGGCTTCGCCTTCTGGCATCGTCCAGGCTTCCTCTAGTCCAACGCCATTGCGTACTAGATTTGAGATGCAGGAAAGCGGATACGGAAGCGTTTCCGATTTACGGTGTTTTCCCTCATCCTTTTGCCAAAGTTTAGGATAAGAAAGCGAAATATTCATGCATCCAATGATGAGTCCAATGCAGCGCGAGAAATACTTCTTACTCATAGCCATTCTGATCATGTAAAGTTTCTCGATAAAAGTAATCTCGCCGGACATCTTTTCTTTGTCAAAATTTGATAGGATACGAACCGCCAAGATTACCCCTAGGGGGTCGAACTTCTTTTTGCCTGGTTCCAGAAAAGGAGAATCTACGGCCTCAAGCATTACCCTGTGTCGTAGGCAGAAAGGACGAAGCGTCTTGCCGCACACCTTATTCTGGTGGGGCAAGACTGTCGTTGCCTTAATGTAGCGAGCATCCATCTGGGATGCTGCCTTATTAGGCAATCTGCTGGTACTTGACGCCTTTAACCGACAGCTTGCGGAAATCCTTGTTGGTACCCTTGTTGTCAAGGGACTTCAGGATATACTGGACGCTGTGATAAGAGAACTGGCTGCCGATAACAGGAATAGCACCCGTAGCAAGAATAACACCGTCAAGGGTGATTTCGTAGTACCTATCGTCAAGACGATCAGTGATGACTCGTCCAGACTCGTCTGCGACTTCAACGTCGAGCTTGAAGGTATCGGTAATAGAATCGGACTGAACCGTCATGTAAGTGCGGGTATCATAAAGCCCGTAGAAGTGGGCCACGCCGTAATCAGTCTGGGTATCAGCCATAGTCGTATGGGTTTAGCCAAGTGTCAAGGGGCGGTCGGCATGACCCCCCAGACGGTGTATTCAATGACGTTGCCGTACCGACGCTGGCTCATGCCTTCTTCGTCATTGGCAATCCACAAATCGTAGAGCTGTCCGTCCGTAGAGGGGTTCCAGAGTGCCTGAAGGGCGATGACGTCGCGCATGGCTCCGATAACCTCTACAACCCTAGCCCGGTGAACCTCAAGGGTCTCGTCGTCTGCGGACGAGTAAATGTACAGTTTCAGATTGGCCGTGTAGTTCCCAAGGGTGTTGGAGCCTAGGTCAGGCACCGACTGGCTGGATTCGGCGTGGGCAATGATAATCGGGATGACTCGAATCTCGTCGGTGACGCCCTTATGGACGGTGACGCCTGGGAACAGCGGCGCGAGGTAAGCAGCCACCTTGTTCTCAAGGACGGTGCGGAAACTGAAGAAGGTAGGGGTGGGCATTAGGGTGTATTGGTAAGGGATAGATCGAAGCCGCCTTGGAGTTTGTTGATTACTTCGATAAGTTTGCCGTGATTGCGCGGGGCTTGGAGATGCTTGAGCATGGCCACACGCATGGCGAAAGCCCGGTGGTTCATGGCCATCCGCATGAAGTGATAACCTTGGCTGTAGTTACGGCCCACGGTGGAGCCGAGTTTGATGATTGGATCGGGGCCAGTCAGACGAGGGGCATAGACCATCGTGCCTGCCCCCTGATTGGCAATCCAGGCGGAGGTAGGCATTTTCCCGAGCTGCTGGCCGGCATAGTACCAGCCGGACTTCAGTTTTCCTACGCGCTGTTGGACTTGCTTGATGTAGCGTTCGACTGGTCTCCAGTCATCCACATATACTTTTTCGGTCTTTCCTGTCTCGTATACCTTATATGACGGCTTGCCGCGCCGTTGTTCGTGGATGCTTCGGATGGCACCTTGGGTAGTACCCATTAGAAACCGAGTGCGCGGGGTTCCCTGTCTAGCCTCAACACGTTTGAAATAGTCAAACTCACCTTCTCCGATTACCCCACGGTCGGCAATCATTTTGAAAATGTATTCAGGCTGGTGAGGGGTAGGAAGTTTAAGTTTAGCGTTGGCCCAAGCGTTCAGGACGCCAACATTGCCGGCAGCGGCCACCCCTGCGGCGGGTGCTTGGGCGATAGGGGCGAAAATCTTTCGGACATCTCGGCTGACGGCAGCTCGGCCTTTATTCCTCGCCTTGTTCCCAAAACCACCTTCTCCACCTTTGCTGATTGCAGGCTTGCTGCCAGAGAAAGGAGGGGTGAAATCGCACATATCTTTAGCGAACAACCGTGCCTGTTGCTTGACGACATCGGTTACGCTTTTACGCATGACCATCTTATACAAAGCAAGGTGTAGGGCGAACTCCGTGTAGTCCACCTTGACGCCCTTGGCGACTGTGACCACTAGGGCCATTACTGGACCTTGGTCTGGACTTTGACGATGACCCAGGCGGAAGGAGTACGGTCGGTGACCGTCATAATGCGGAACTCCTGACCCCCATAGGCCACCACATTTCCGAAGGCAATCAGCCCCGGGTTGGCAGCGGCGTCCGTCCGCAGGAACTTCATGTCGAAAGACGTATGGTTCAGGAAACCGCCCGTTTCCAAGTCCTGCATGATGGCCGGCTGCGACATCA